CGACATTTCTGTTGTGCAAGAAATATGTACAATAAAATGAATTTTGTCGCTTTGCAAGCAAAATCCCACTAAACCCTATAGGTTGCGGATTTGAGGTTCTATATGCTTATGTCGCAATTAGTAAATTACAGAATCATAGAGGCAGGACTTCGTGCTCTTGCTGACAAGGCTCACGAATCAGCAGTAGCCCAAGCGGAAGGCAAACCTATTCCTTGCGGTCTGTCAGAGAATGATATGGAACTGGTGGCACTCCTTACCGCCATGATGAATGACACGCAAGCCAACAAGGGCTGGTGCGCCCACGAAATGGGGAAGTCTATCTCCTCCTTCGAGAAGTATGTTCACGATGGAAAGATACCTGAGGGCATCCACGACCAGTTCGGGCATGAAAAGAAGTGGAATAAATCGCTCATCAGGTTCTTCGCCAACAAGAAGGCTTTCTTCCGCAAACAAGCTAGAAAGTATGGCATAAGCATATAGCATCAGCTACACATTATTATATATAGGAGAGACCCAATCGCCCCTCCTGTATTTTTACGACCTTTTCCGTAACCATAAATCTTTGCTCATCACACACTTATAGAACCTTTTACGAGTTTATCCGTTCATCGCCATATTATTCGTATCTTTGTGCTCGTAACGTTACAAAGTGAGTATCATTTAATGTTTAACAAAAGATTTCAGGATAATATGGAAAGTAAAACGTATGAATTCGGAAACGAAGGCTCAACATCCAACAATGGGATGCTCGGTCTTCTCGCACCCCTTCTCCAGAAGCAGGGTGTTGACCCAAATGTCCTTCTTGCCATGAAGGGAAACAATGGTTTCGGTGGCGAAGGTGGATGGTTTATGTGGGTAATCTTCCTCTTCTTCCTCATGGGCTGGGGTGGTAACGGCTGGGGAGGTTTCGGCAATAATGGTCGTGGTGGTCTCGCCAACGAGATTAATAATGACTATGGTCGTGGTCTCCTGATGGATGCCATCGGTGGCAACCGCAATGCACTCAGCAATTTAGCTACTCAACTCAACTGTACCGAGGGTCAGATTCAGAGTGCCATTTCTGCCTTGACTTCTCAGGTTCAGAGTGTGGGTAATCAGGTTGGTATGAGCGGTATGCAGACTATCAATGCCTTGCAGCAGGGTAATATGCAGATTGCTCAGCAGATTGCAAACTGCTGCTGCCAGACCAACAACAACATCACTACTCAGGGTTATGAGAGTAAGTTGGCTATCTGTCAGCAGACTCATGCCATCAACGACAATGCCAATGCAAACGCATTGATGTTGCGTGACACAAACCAGTCTAACCATCTTGCCTTGATGGGCAAACTCGACCAGATGCAGACTCAGGCAATGCAGGACAAACTTGATGCACTTCGTGAGAAGAATAGTGCTCTTGTAGCACAGATTTCCAACGAGCACCAGACTCAGGCTTTGCAGGCATACCAAGCACAGATTATCACTCCAGTGAATGCTGCCCTTGCAGCCTTGCAAGCAGAGGTAGCTGGCATCAAGTGCAAGTTGCCTAATACCGTATCTGTACCATATCCTCAGTTGAAGACTTACAATCCTGAGGTGTTCCAAGCAGCAGCTATGGGAGCATACGCTGGTGATGTAGCAGCCAACGCAGCATCAACCGTAGGTTGTGGTTGTTAAAGGAAAGGAGGTAACTATGTTCCCTTTAAACTATCCTTTCAGCCCACTATACCCTATGGTAAGGAGACGGAATCCTATCAAGAGAGTTGATATTGGCGGTATCTATGAATTGAAGACCAATGCACTTCAAGTAACCAACGAGAGTGCAGACTTCGGTATCAATCCTAGCTGCTACAAGGCTTTACCTTGTGAGAGTATCGTACTGCTAAAGATTCATCAGGGAGTGCCTACTACTGGCGAAGACCTTCCAGTCAAGATTGTAGTGCCACACAATGGTGCAACAACCATCAGCACTACTAGCGGAACTACAAGTGGAACAACAACGGCTGGCACAACTAAGTCTTCCGTGGTAGATCATACTGGTTCTGCTGTAACTGGAGCGGGTCTTTCAAGCACTACGGAAGTTCTAGCCTATATCAACAAGAAGAGCGGAACAATCCGACTGCTTGGGTTTCAGCAACCAACTGGTGGCTAACAGAGTATTAACAATGGGGCAGATAGCAATGTCTGCCCCTATAAAAGAGAAAGAAAATGTTTCAAGGTTTAAGACAAAATTCCCTTTTTTACATATTAGACAAGGGAGGAGAAAAGCCGACTCTCAGAATCGGTCAGGTTATATCGGTAAGTGACCCTCAGCAGAAGTTCCCGACGACTTACATCCCGAATCAAGTGCCGAACTTCGACACAACGGTTGATGTAAAGGTGAAGGTTGGAGAACAGCAACTCAACTTCGAGAAACTGCCATCCACCGCTCAGATAGCCAACTCTGGAACTAATGGCGTGGTGGTCAGTGATAGCCGTGATGCTATGTGTGCTGAGGTTGATTCCATGCTCAGACAAGCAAAAGGTATCTTGGAAAGTGTTGACTACAATAAGTCAGTAGTGGAATCATGTGATGAAATACTAGCCAAACTCAATCCTCAGATTGCCAAGGATAAGCAGCAAGAGCAGGACATCAGTAACCTGAAATCTGACATGAACGGAGTGAAGGGTACGCTATCCGAAATTAAATCTCTTCTGTCTGATGCCTTGAAGCTCAGTAAGAACTAATAAAGGTAAGAAGATTATGGTAATGATTGAGATTACAGAAGATAAGTTCGATGATTTGTATGAAAACATCGAGTCTATGCTTGGTTTTGGCAGCAAGGCTATGTCTTGTCTGAAAAAGATGAAGCAGGAGCGTATGGGTGAACGTATGCCTGATTATCGTGACGATTGGAGAAGGGAGCGTGAGGAACGTGAAGAGCGTGAGAACAGACGTAGATTCAACAACGTCAACGATGATTGGAACTACCCGAACCGCTATGGTGAAAGAGGTGGTGGCGGCTACAATGGTGGCGGTCGCTAATGTTTAACTTGGGAGTTTTGGTAGTGACATTTATGTCGTGACCAGACTCCCTTTAATATTCAGCAATATGGGAAAATGCAGAATGCCATTGGATATGTATGACATCAAGCCTGAGGCAATGGTTGCCTATCTCAGATACAATGGCTATCATTTCAGCAAGAAGATGTGTGAGTGGGCGGTAAGCCTGATGTATAAGTACGACCCTTCCTCCAAGCGTGATGTAAGTATCTCGTTTTGGGATAAGGAGAAGGTGGATTCCCTTCTGCTTGGTCAGGGAGTAGAGGTAAAGAATAAGGCTGGCTACGACCATGTATATGTGGCGAATATGGCGAGGGCAGACTTCTATAAGTCTTCCATCAAGGATGAGGAGCAGTTGGCTCAGTTCATCAAGGATATGGTGGATGATGCCGACCAGAAGGATGGCTTTATATTCAACCGATTCTATGCCGACTGCTGCCATAACGGTGTGCCTATCCCTTGGGAAGATGTGTTATGATGAGAAGAGTGATATACCTTCCGAAGTACGAATGGAGCATAGTATGTTTCATAGGTTATCAGTCACCTGATGCCGATGAGATATGCCATGCTCTTTCTGATATTGGCTGCAACGGAAATCCGTTATCGGAAGCCTACGAGCATTTAACTAAGCAGAGTGCAGACAGAGGTCTTACCTATTCCAACCTATCAGAAAGAAGGAGTGTTCTTGCCATTGGAAAATGTGAATCTGATGGTAGCATCATCAATACAATTGGTCATGAGCTTCTTCATGTGGTAGCGCATATCTGTGAGCAGGATGGGATAGATATGATGAGCGAGGATCCATGCTACATGATGGGGAGTTTGTGCGAGAAGTTCTTTGATGTTTCGAGGTTCAACGTTTAATATAATATAAAAATTTGTATTCAGGGTATCAACCTATTGATATTTTTGATACCTTTGTTGGAAAATTTTAAATTATTTAAACTATACGCTTATGAAAAAGTTAATCATGAAGGCTTCATTGGTTGCTGTTCTTGGTTTGAGCATGGCATCATGTAAAAGCTATTATTACCAAGTGTATGATGTGAGTTCAAACAACACTAAGATGCAAGACAACTCTCTTGTTTATGAGAACGAGGACTGCAAGGTGCTTTACAACTTATGGTCTAACAACGGCAAGCTAAGATTTGCCATCCTGAACAAGACCGACAAGGATATTTTTGTGAATATGGGGCAGAGCTTCTATGTAGTCAATGGTCAGGCTATTGATTACTACCAAGGAAGAACATACTCTAGCCAAAGTTTTGATGAGTTGACGTTTGTCGGTTCTTCTGCCAATGGCAATGCCAGTGCAAAAGGATTTTGGGGCGATGGTATCTATTACGAGGATGCCAATGCTTTTGTCAGCGCAAAGGGAATCAAGACCGTAAGGGCTGTGGCTAATAGCGTAACGAGTAAAGAGAAAGAAATCATCTGCATTCCTGCCAAGTGCTACAAGGTGTTTAACTATTATCAGGTTAACCCTGAGTTAAAAAGAACTTGTGATAAATCAAAGGACTATCCAAACACAACTTATCAGTTAGAAACATATACTCAATCTTCTACCCCGATGAGTTTCAAGAATCGTATTGCTTACGGATTCACCAAGAATGAGGTTGCCGACAAGCATATAGACAATGACTTTTGGATAAGCAGCATCACTAACTATTCTCAAAAAGCAGCGACAGAGAACTATAAGGATAAGACTGAATGCTATGGTATCAAGTCTTCTGAGAAGGGCAAACGCTTCAAGATAGGCACACCTAGCAAGTTCTACAAGTTATATACTGATGAGGGTGTTGGTGGATATGGTATATACTCCAAGTAATACCTTATATAAAGAGACGAGATAAAAGTCAACCTATCTCGTCTCTTTGTCTATTAAAAAGTCAGCGACTTAGAGTTCAAATATTATTAACAATAATCTCGATGAAATATTTTATGTTCTGAGATTTGTTATAAAATATTACTTGTGTCTGACCTATATTAATAGCTGTTACTATGCCAGAATTTATTGTTGCAACATTTTCATCAAGAGATTTATAATCATTAGATGTGCCAACTATTCCCGACAAATCCAAAGTCTCACCTTTTTTAATAATTTTTGGTCTTGTATAGATAACTCTATCATAACCAGCACCGAATCTACATAATCTGATTATGCCTTTTTTGGTTGAAGGAATAACAAAATCTACACAATACTCTTTGATGGTTGATACCGTTCTGTCATACAAATTGCAATCACCTAGTACGTCAATACTTTCTTTGTTATTAAATGGAATATCGCAATTAATCATAATCACAGGATATAATGAGCCTTTTAAAGTATAAACATCATCAAAATGAGTGTGACCACAAATGTATGCAAGTATATTTACATTTTTATTTATAGCATCATTTACAATACTATTTAAATCTAAACCATTGGAAGGCTTGTCTGAATCAGAATATGTGCTAAATCCGAATGTATTTCCTGCTCCAGGTATCAAATTCATTGTTGGCGGAAGATGCCCTAAAAGTATTACACCATAATCGTTTGGCACATTCTTTAAAGCGTAATCTCTAAGCCACACAAGTTGGTTATATCCAATACTGGCATTGCCACCATCTACTGTGCATAAGTTAATAATTCGCAAATGTTTAATTGGATTATCAAAATAATAATACATAGAAGATATTGAATCATTGTTACTTTCGCTACCAAACTTCTTTGATAAATCAAAATAGTTATTCATCGAACCTGCAATGTTCCAAGCTTGTTCTCTGGATATACCTCCACTATACTGTCCATTGAAGTACAATTCATGGTGAGCCAACGAGTACACGAATGGAGATGAACCTCTAAACAAGTTTGAAATTTTCTTGAAATCAGAAAGAAGTGTATTCTTGTCAGAATAATCTTCGCCACTTACCATATCTCCACAATGAGCTAAAAAGTCCACTCCTATATAGTCCGATAGTTTTGAAATTACAGTTGCATGTTTCTCCATTACGGACTTGTTTTGATTGCCTATATATTTAGAAGGTGAATAATGAGTATCGGCAACTACTGTAAATAAGGAATCATTTACGCCTTTATTCGCAAAAATGTTCGTGATTAAAGCCTTTTCTTCTTCAGAAAATCCACTGATACTTTCAGAAATATCAGTTTTTTCCAGTCTAGAAACACGATTATTCAAAGACGAAATCATAGTACTGTTATTTGCAATATCTACGATGTTCTTTTTGTTATCTGTTTGAAGATTTTCAATTTCACGCAAATAAACTCTTTCAAAGATTATATCATGTTCCATAATACTTTCTTCTGTAACATCCCCACCATCCTTGCTCTCAAACGAAATCATGATATATCCATCTTCCGTTGGAGAAAAAGTAAAGGAGCCTTCAGTAAACCAACCTGTTATAGTATTTACAAACATGAAGTTGATATTGTAAAAACAAGCATAAATTTTAAAAGCGTCAGATTCTACGTGATAAGTTTCTCCTTTCAGTACAAAGAGTTTATCTTTCACGTAAAAACGTTTTGTGCTCGTTCCTACCCCAATATTGCTATTATAGTATTTACCAACAGAAATATCGAAATCCTTATTAAGAATCACCTTTTTTATATTACACTTTAAGGAATTGATATTATCTTTTGGCTTTATACCCAAAATGTTCCCTCTTACAATATTTATGAGACAGTGGCAGGAAACTTTACTATCGCCATTAAGATTATATAGCAAGAAGCTAATTTTATTGGTACCTTCATTTGATACATTAAAGGTTGCATTGTTTTTAAGATTGATGCGAGTCAATATGGAATCATCTTTCTTTTCTAGGATTCTAACAGCAAAACCTTTTTCCAACCCAAGAATGAAACATGTGAAACAATCTCCTTTTTTTGCCTCAAATTCAGTGAATATAACAGACGAATCTTTGATTCCTTTCAAAGTTGCTTCATATTGTCCTACTGTATCATACCCTTCATTTGAAAAATCCAAAATATCACTTCTCAGTGAAGAGGTGTCTTCTTTTACTTCTTGGATTTTAAAGTCCACAGAGCCTTCCGTTTCTTTATCAGCAGTCAACAGGTCTATTTTTTTTATATAATCATCATATCTCGGAATTAGTTTTGTATTAAGTTCTTTCTTTCCTGAGAATATGAAAATTGATACATTTTCTTTTTGAGCATACTCTTTAATCAATACAGAATACACTGCGACTTGCACACAGTTCTTCTCTTTGATACTGTATATTGCAACATCATTAATTTTGAAATCCGTATAACATAACACCTGCTCATCAGTATCTTTTTCAGCAATTCTTACTACATGAGCATCTCTAGATTTCATTGTGGAAAAGGAAGACACAGATATTGTGTCACCATATTTTACAGTGAAGGTAAATTCATTTGTTTTGAAACCGACCGTAGGATAAACTGTGTTAGTCGAACATCCTAAATAACCTTCAGCATTCATCAGATATGAAATATACGCTAAGCCGCTGAGTTTGTCTTCTACAGAAAACCAGTTTGCTGGGTCTGCTGACCATGAATTTGCCTTCAAAGTATTGCGGTAGATGGTATTACCTGATTTGTAGGTGATAGTGAGGCCTACTTTCTGAAATGTGGTAGGAACAGAGTTGATGGCATCTTGTAGCGTAACGTGAGTTACAGAACCTCCTTTTGAGCAGTCGTAGGTTAGGATGCCTAGCTTGCCTACCTCGGCTGAAAGAAAGTCTGTTTCGCCACCAGTAATAGCATCATTGACTAAGGTCTTGTTGCTCGCATCGGCTACACCGCTGTTTCCCTGCATACCAACTTCACCTTTGTCACCCTTATCACCTTTGTCTCCTTTATCACCTTTGCTACCTTTACTACCATTGTAGAACTTAACTTGCTCGGACGTACCATCATGACGGGTTAGAGTGATAACATTCTCGCCACCATCCTCTGCACTTTGCTTGGTTTGTTTTAAGGAATCAAAAGAATTGTCGGTGCGAGTCTTCATTTCTTTATTGATGTCAGACTGCATCTTTCTTCTGTCCTTGTCGAAGATGTTGTCGGAATTAGCCAACTTACCATCTTTTCGACCTGAAACGATTGTTCCGTTATATCTTTGTTCTGACATATTTACATTATTTTATGTTATATAATCGTTATTGTGGAATTGCCTGAAATCAATTCATCGGAATGATAATAGTATAGTTCTCCTATCTTACTCTGCTGCATTGTCAATGGCAAACCACCTTGAAGGAATGTGAGAGGAACAGATGATACTACCCAGATGATGTCTTCATTTTCGGTTGTACTGATGGTTATTGTCTGTCCAGAGAGAACACCTGAGAATTGTTGTAGGTATTCGACATTAACCTTGTTAGGGTCTGTGGTAGATAAAGCACCATAGTAAGAGATAATGACATCTTCTTTTGTGTTCAGTTCTATCCAGTACTTCGCATTGTACATACCTCCCATTTCACCCTCTACGATGCCGAGAGGAATATGTGACTTTCCATTGCGCTCTACGATACGGAAAAGGCGGTGCTCGATGCTACAGATGTCGTTCCCATTGTATTTGCCACGAATGGTAATGCCATATAGTCCTTCATCTAGAAATGGTGGAAACTTGACACAAATGTCACTCGGCTCAACTCCACTATTATTTGTTCCGCTCTGAACAAAAGGCATTTTTTCTACACATTCTCCAAAGGCATCAGTAAGGTGTACTTCTAAATTACTGATGGCAGCTACGTCAATATCTTCCAACATCTGCTTATTCTTGCTGATGTAGGCTTTCTGAAGCTTAATGAAAAGGTTGAAGCTATTGCCTTTAACAATCTTATAAATATCCATATACGTATATATTATTATATAATAGGCAAAGATAGGCAGAAATTTCTCTACCTATCTCTTATCTGTTAACTTCTAAATCAAGCCTTTCCATCTGAGGAACTTGCGCTTACGGCTCGCCTTACCCTTCTTGCTCTTGCAGTTGGTATGATAGACACAATCTCTGAACAGGTCTCTGACCTTCATGTCATTGTCAACCAGTTTTGTTCTCTTGAACGTCTCGAATAGTGGGCGGTTCATAATCATCAGGTTGCCCTTCTGTGTAGGAAGAACATAGAAGATTTCTCCATTGTTCTTCTTGGATGCGTAGTCTGCCTTAGCCGTAGCTTGGCGGTACATGATTTCGCACTTGATGCGCTTGAAAATCTTTGTTACTTTCATAATCGTAATTATTTAGTTTGAACTATATGATGGTTGCTGCCGAAACAGAAACCTTTCTTGTCATTACTCTTGTCTGATAATAAATCATCTTAGGCATTTCCATTTCATTGAAACAGATGTGGAGTCCGATGGCTCTGGTCATGAGCAAATCATCGTGTTTTCCGTCTGCCGCCTCATATACGGTTCCGTTCTTCTCGTAGGTGAGATATTCGTCTAAACATCTGCCGTCTCGCTCTACATAGAGTTGTTCACGGATAACCTGAACCAATACTGAGATAACCATAGGCTTGGTAGCTACGTTGGTATGGAATCCATATTTTACTGGAACCTTATTCTTGATGTCTGATTCACTCTGCTTTCGTGCATAGAGGTTATCATATACGTCCTTGATTTGGTTCAAGATGAACTCAGATTGGTCTCCACCTTCCAATATATGTTCCTTGTCTTTTGTTTCCAAGGTGTTTGACTCAATAACCAGTAGGGCATCGTTGTAGAATTTGGCTATCTGAGCAGCCTTCCATGCCAGCAAGTCCATATCAATATGCCCATACCATTGTGCTACCACGTAAGGTTTGCCTCCTTCCATCATCCAGTAGCGGTCGAATACGCAGATAACAGACCAGTCGGCATTCTTGCTACGTCCACCAATATCAACTACAACAAGATAGCGGTTGGTTACCTTACAATCATCAAAAGTCTCAGGCTTGCTCCATATCCACAACTGACCTTGCTTGTCTTCACAGAATCGCACATTCTGCATACACTTCTTGCCCTTATATCCGTCACCATAAACATCACCGATGAACTTAGGTGCTCGGCATCCCTTGCGGAACTTGTCAACCTTGTCTTCGGCAAACACCTTGGCTCCTGAATGCTTGAAAGCTTCAATATCGTCGGTAGGATAGCCAGCAGCCATATCGGCATGGTCGGTGAACTTCTTGCGCTCGGCAATATACCAGTTGATGGCTTCGAGTGGGGCACCAAGATTCCATAGTTTCCAAAGATAGGTGCCTGGCTCTTCTCGGTCGGACATCGTGTTGGTATTATTGCGGTTCTCGTATAGCCATTTGGCAAACTCTACCTTCTGTTTCTTGCTTTCAAATTCAAGATGATACATATCGTATATCTCGTACCAAGGAACAAAGAATGGCTCAAACTGAGATTCTCCCTTGACTGCTGCAAGCCACTCCTTGTGGAAGAAGTTGCCAGTACCATTGGCGGTGGATTCATAGGCAATCATCGTGTATGGTCGGTACAAGATACCATTGGTAGCATTCTGTACAACCTCTTCAGGAGACTTTCCGTCCGTCTTCTTCCACAAACCCACCTCGGAAAGGTGAACCAAGTTGTAGTCTTCACCATTGGCTGATAGCGGTCGTTCCATAGAACCCACCTTAATCTTGCAGAATCGTTGAGGAACCTTCTTGACGTTTCCTGATGTTCCGACACCAACAAACTTCGGCTCATTCTCTGAGAACGCTTCACCCATTTCGTATAGGAACTTGGTAGGGAAGTTTTTCAGGGCTTCCTCGAACATTCCTCGGATGGTTTCTGCTGTGTCCTTGACCTGAGCCACGATGAGCGAGTTGAGACCCTTCTGCCACATGAGTTGCAGCCACAAGAAGTACATCTGAATAACCGTTGAACCTCCCCATTGTCTTGCTTTTAGCAGGATGAGACGGATAGGGCGATTTTTCTTTCTTCGCTCTTCCAGCCACCTGAGCAGTCTTCGCTGCGGTCTTCTCAGTACAAAACGGAAGGGAAGGCCTCCACCTTTTGGTTTGATATAGATAAACGTGGCAAAGAAGAAGAATGGGTCATGTTTCATTCTGATGCGAGTAAACTGCTCTACCAGTTGCTCCATTTCTTCCTCTATGTTGTATGGCTCGTCTATATCCTTGTGTAGTTCCTCAATTACCGCCTTGCAGCTACCGAACTCGATGAGCATCTTAACGAGCGGAATCTTCTTCATCGAAACTGGAAGCTGCTGGCTTTGAATCGGGAAGTCAGGAAGAAAAAGTTGGAATCGCTTATCTCCACACCCTTCACCCTTGATGGGATTGAATGGTGTGTTGATTTTCTTGATTCGTTTCTCGTTCTCTTGCAGGATGCCCAATACGTGTTTGTCGAGTGCATCTGTCAGTTTTGCGGTTACTTGTCTTGGCATAGCGGTGCGTTTAAATATCCCCACAACAGACCAAGTACATAGCAATAGATGTGGACTCCAACTGCCATGCAAGGGAAGAAGATTCCTACACTGATATATAGGAGAATGGTGAGATTGTATCTTACCTTATTCTCTACATAGGGAGCGATAAATCCCATATAAGCATAGATAAAACCGCTGAGACCGATGATTGGTACGGATGATGCAAAAGGATAGCTTACGGCTATGAGATAGAATGCTACCATGTGACCGATACCGCAAGGGATTGCTCGGTAACATTGGTGAAACACATAGAGGTTGATGGCTACATGAAAGATGTTCTGATGGAAGAAAGGGTAGCTTAGTCGGTTCTGAATAGAGCAACCTTCAAAGAGCCCCATGCCATCATATCCTATGAGCGTAATACATATTATTATAATGTACCCTGCATAAAGCGCAATCTTCTCTGACGAAGTTCGTAGCATCTTTTCTTCTCCTCCTTCCTCACCCGATGAAGTATGACGTGCATGGATTTTGGAGTGAGATAGAAACTCGGTGCTTCCTGATTGCACACATGCCAAATGGCATCCATCTTGGTGAGAGAAGGATGCTCCTTGGAATAAATCTTGTATCTTCGGAAAATCTCCTGAAACATTGCTCTTTTCTGTGGATTCATGCTGCTGATGGATTTACCATTGAGCATATTGAGAATGACATTGTATGCTCGGTCAGAGGAAACCCAAAAACGTTTGCTTGGAGATTGCAAAAGTCTTCGCTCAATCTCCAAGATGCCTATATTGTCTCTTACTGATATAATCTGCTTGTAAGCCCTCAATATGTCAGCGTCACGTTCCTCTGTAAAGTCACATCGTGAGCCTTTATGTTTCATCGTATGAGGCAAAGATACAAAAATGTATTGAAATAACCAAATTAATCGGATATGATTAAGTATAGTTAACGGATAAGATTAATAATAAGTTGAAAAGCGTTACTTTTGGGCATTGATTTATAAATTTATACATATATATATGGACGAAAATACAAATACAGAGCAGAATGCTGGTTCTGCAAAACAGCAAGACACCAAGACCAAGAGAGACTTGGCTTTGGAGCGATTGAAGACCCGACACCCCGATACGGAGTATGCGGATGATGAAGCTATCTATGGAGCCATCAATGATGATTATGATGCCGACCAGAAGGCTTTGCAGGGTTACAAGGATAACGAGAAGGCGATGGGCGATTGGCTGGGTAGTGACCCTGAGGCGGCTACCTTCCTTCAAGCGATGAAGGCTGGCAAGAGTCCTTACGCTGAGTTGATTCGTACGCATGGCGAGGATGCTATTGACTACTATTCAGACCCTGACAATGCGGACGAGATTGCATCGGCTCAGTCTGAGTTCTTACTGAATGCTGCCAACGGCAAGAAGTTGCAGGAGGAGTATGACAAGAATATGCCTTCCAGCTATGAAGTCTTCGACAAATTGGAAGAGAAGTATGGCGAGGAAGCGGTGAACAATGCTATCGACCAATGTTTTCAGACTATGCGCAATGTGGTGACGGGCAAGTTTACTGAGGAAATGATTACTGCGTTCATCAAGGCAAAGAATCATGATACTGATGTGGCTGATGCTGCCCATGAGGGTGAAGTTCGTGGCAAGAACAGTAAGCACGTCAAGAACCTTGAACTGAGAAAGAAGGGCGATGGTACTGCTGACCTTGATTCAGCCAATGCAGAGACCAAGACAACGGATAACCAGCCTGACCTTGGTGCGCTTGGTAGGGCTTCACGTAGGGGTAACATTTGGGAACGTGGAAACGAGAAGAGAACACGTATTCGATAAGGTAAAAAGATAAATTATAATGTTTAATTAATATTCAGAATAACAATGAAGAAAAGTACATTTAATCGGCTGCTTTCCATTTTTCTGATGGTTATGGCAGTTATTTTTGGAGTGAATGGTAATGTGGTCATGGCTGAGGCTGCTCTGCCTGATGGCGGTACTACCGAGAGTGGTCATGCTGCTGAGGCTGGCGGTGCTACCGCTGCCGAAGAAGCTGGCAATGGTGGTGCGGCTCGTCAGGATGATGGTATCGCTACCGAAACCAAGGGTCGTGAAGCTTATAACGAGAAAGGTACGGAGTTCTATGAGAACGACATCAACGACAAGATTACCAAGATTCGTCCGATGGCTACTCCTGTTGACCAGATTTCACGCTATGCGACAACCAAGTCTGCAAGTTCGTTTGTGGTAGAATACTGGAGTATCGGCACTCGTCCTATCAAGACAACTGTCAAGGAGGACACCGTGAAGAGTACTGGTACATCTATGGTGTTGAAGGTGGAAGACCCTGAAATGTTCACACTGGATGATACTATCCGAGTGGTAGATGTGAAGGCAATTACCAACTATAAGGGTGTTGCTTATTCAACTATTAAAGATGCTCCTACTCCTGATTTGGAACTTTGTGTTTGCGGCAAGGATAATGAGGGTTATCCTATTGTGTTTGCAGTAAATGGTGAATTGGTTAACAAGCAGGCTATCGGCATTCCAGCCTTGAAGAAGGGTCAGGTGCTTATCCGTATGGCGAAGAGTTGCGGCGAGTTGGATGTTCAGACTGGTCGTTTCAACAACCTTCCTGATTCTGAGACTCAGTTCTGTCAGAACTTTATGATTCAGATTGAGGAGAGTACCTTCAACAAGATTGCTGCTAAGCGAGTAGATTGGGACTTCTCAGACATAGAAGAGGATAGCATTTACGATATGCGCCTTGCAATGGAGGGCACTTACCTCTTCGGTGATATGGCTTGTATTAAGCATACTACCAAGAACAACTCTGCCCAGTGGTTCACTAAGGGTATCTGGTGGATGGCTGGTAAGGATATTGAAGTTGGTCATGTTGCAACTACTGATGATATGAAGAAGGGTTACAACAAGAATGAGCGAGTTATCACAGATTTGGAGTTGGTTGACATTTCCAAGGACTTGTTTGTTGGCACTGGCATCGGCAACAAGCGCAAGGTGATTATCGCTGGTTCTGACTTCGTGAGTGCATTCAGCAAGATTGATTCTGACAAGTTCCGCTTGAAGGACACCGTAGAGGTTTGGAACTTGAAGTTCAAGAGTTGGGAGACCGACTTTGGTGAGGTTCTGATGATTCACTCTGAGTTGTTTGACATCTTCGGTATGAGCGACTGTGGCTTTGCTCTTGACCCTGAGTTCTTGGTTAAGCGAGTACACTTGTCTTGGACTCGTAACGTGCTCGACTTGAAGAAGGCTGGTATTCGCAACACCGATGCTGTAGTTATTCAGGAGGTTGCTTGTCTGTACTTGAAGTACCCTAAGGCACACGCTCGTATGCGTCTTGCTGCGGTTCCTGCTACAGAGGGTACATCTGAGACTGGAGAAACCAAGGCTGCTGCCTAAAAACAAGTAGTATTGCAAATTTATTCATTAAATAGTGAGGGGTGTGGGCACTTGCCCCATCCCTTTTTTTAGTAACACATATATAATAAGGTATAGTCATGTTTAATAAATATCAAGCTGGTACAGATTTAGCATTTAGTGTCATGGTAGGTGATGAGAGAATGCGCATTGTCTTTGAGGGTAAAACGATGGGTAGTAGTATCTATATGACAAGAGACCCAAAGGTACAGAAAGCTATCGAGTCTCATTATTGGTTCAACGACAAGTTCTTCTTGGCTGAGTCTATTGACGAGAAGAAGGAAGCTGCTGAGGCAAAGAAGAAGGCTGCTGCCAAGGCAAAGAAGAAAGTGGCTGACGAGAAGAAGACACACGTAGTGACAGACGTTGAGGATGCCAAGGACTATCTGGCTGAGACCTATGGTGTGAGCCGTTCCAAGATGAAGACCAAGGAAGACATTTTGGCTATTGCTAATGAAAAGGGTGTTGAATTAGAAGGCTTAGAGTAATGAGTACGTATGCTGTATCTGAACTGGTGAAAGAAGTGAAGGTACTCTTGGACAGAAACCAAGAGTCTGCTGGCTTGCTGACTCCTACCGATTCTGATACCTTGTCGCAAGGCGAGTTGATTCAGAGTAAGATAGTAGATGCAGCAAGAATCATATTGAAGGATGCTCCTGCCAGTATGCTGGATGGTAAGACTTTCGATGGATTGAATACTGCTTGGGCTGAAACAAATGGTGCTTATGTGGGAACCGTCTATCTGCCTTCCGACATGATTAGACTCCTTAACGTGAAGGCGAGTGACTGGAATCGATCGGCTGAAATAATCACAGAAGAGGATGATGCCTACAAGATTCAGTGTAGCCGATTCGGAGTAAGGGGAAATCCTGAACGACCTATCGCTGCGCTCATTCATAATAGCGGTAATCGGTACTTGGAACTTTTCACAAGCAAGAGTAATACGGCTACCGTATCGCTTACCTATGTGGGTATGCCTTTTATAAGTGATGGTAATATTGATTTGCCTGAAACATTGAAGGACTCCATCGTATATATGGCTGGCTATCTTACTTGCATCAGTCTTGGCGATACCGATACCGCAAGCGGATTGCTTGGAGTGGCTCGAAAACTGGCGCATATTGTTGAACCTACAGAAACATCATAAACTATGGCAAAGAAGAAAGAAGAAACAAAACTGCTATCGTTGAGCAGGGTGCTTGATAAGGAAGAACTTGATAGCGTGAAGGCATCCAAGAACCGATTTGACAAGCCATACGAGCGTGCTTTCTCTATCTTGCTGGAGGCTCAGAGATACTACAACAATATGGATAACTTCCGTAAGCGAAGACTGAGAAACAAGCGATACTGCTATGGAGACCAGTGGGGAGATACCATTGATTTCAAAAGCAAGTGTGGCTTCAAAAAACGTATCAAGGAGGAAGATTATATCCGTGAGCAGGGTAGCGAGCCATTGAAGAATAACCTTATCCGTAGATTGGTGAAAAACGTACTTGGAGTATATCGCTCACAGAGCAAGGAACCTACGTGCAATGCAAGAGATAAGGATGAGAAACGGTATGGCGAGACCATGAGCGTGGTGCTGCAATGTAACCGACAACTGAACCGAGAGACGGAACTGGATGCCCGAACTATGGAAGAGTTCCTGATAAGCGGTGCTGCTATCTATAAGAAAAAATATGGATGGCGAAGAGGTAGGTTGGATTGCTGGACGGACTACGTGAACCCGAACAATTTCTTCATAGACAACAATATGAGGGATTTCCGTGGTTGGGACGTGAGTTGTTTGGGTGAGGTGCATGACATTACCATCGGCAATGTACTGAGAGAGTTTGCCAAGTCTCCTGATGAGGCTCGTAAGTTGAAGGAGATATACCGGTTGGCGGCTAACCGTGATTTCGTGATTGCAGACTGCACCCAGCGATTCGGTGAGTTCGACCCTAAGACCATCGACTTTATGAATCCTGCCAACCCTTCGCTCTGCCGAGTGATTGAGGTTTGGCGCAAGGAGAGTAAACCGAGATACCGATGCCACGACTACAACAATGGCGATGATTTCAAGATAGACATTGAAGATAAGGCAGATATTGTAGATGCCGAGAATGCGGACAGAAGACAGAGAGGACTGGCTGCTGGTATGCAGGAGGAGGATATTCCTCTGATTGAATCTGAGTGGTTCATGGACGATTACTGGCATTTCTATTATCTTTCTCCTTTCGGTGATATTCTGAGAGAGGGCGAGACTCCTTATGCTCATGGTGAGCATCCATACTGCTTTAAGTTCTATCCGTTTATTGATGGCGAGATTCACAGCTTCGTGGAAGATGTGATTGACCAGCAGAGATACGTGAACCGACTTATCACGATGTATGACTTCATTATGAGGGCGAGTGCCAAGGGTGTGCTGCTCTGTCCTGATGATTGTCTGCCTGACGATATGACTTGGGATGATATTAGTGATGAGTGGAGTAGATTCAATGGAATTGTAAGGTTCAAACCAAGTAAGAGTGGTCAGCTTCCTCAGCAAGTTGCCAACAACTCTACGAACATCGGTATCGGTGACTTGCTCAGCTATCAGTTGAAGTTTTTCGAGGATATATCGGGAGTGAATGGTGCGCTGCAAGGTAAACCAGGAGTATCAGGTACGAGCGGTTCGCTTTATGCCCAGCAGACACAGAATGCTACCATGTCGCTGCTTGATATTTTGGAGACTTTCAGCCAGTTTATCATTGATGGTGCTTACAAGACCGTGAAAAATATGCAGCAGTACTATGACGTGGCTCGTAACTTCAATATTGTTGGTAGGGCAGGACAGATTGTGCACTATGACCCTAAGAAGATACGAGACGTTGAGTTTGACATCAATATCACGGAAAGTACGGCTACTCCTGTTTATCGACAGATGGCAAATGAGTTCCTTATGACCTTGTGGCAGAATCAGGCTATCACGCTGGAGCAGTTGCTGCAAGTAGGAGATTTCCCATTTGGAGAGGAGTTGCTGCAATCGGTTGCATCCAACCAGCAAGCCATTCAGAATGGTGAGACTCCACAAGGATTCTCTCCTCAGTTGCAAGCACAAGTGGCTCAGGCATCACAGAGCAATCCTAAGGCTCAGGCGATGTTGCAGCAGATGATGAGTGGTCAGGGGGTAAGTCCTGACGGACAGACCCCACCGCTTGCTGCTTAATTTAGTTATTAATTTAATAGATAATAGTATGATTGCAGATAAACCAAGCGACAAGGAATGGTATGGCAACGGAAAACCCGATACCAGCCAAGGTAGCAATCCCAATAATGGTATAGCTACGGAGACTAAAGGTAGGGAAGATAAGCCCGAACTTTACGAGAATGATGTACTCGGCAGGGTGTCAAAACGCAAGAAAAACGACATCTGGGCGAGAGGAAAAGAGAAGCGAACCAAATATAAGGACGAATAAAGAAAGGAGGTGTTTTTATCATAACTGTATTTGTCTGATACTCAGATGGCTACAGGAATATTTGCGAGTTTATGGTGCTGCGTTGAAGATATTCTTATCTTTGCAGCATCATAAACTTTTAAATTTTATAGATATGAATTTCATAGAGTTTGTTGAAAAGTATCAGCAGGATATGACTCCTGAACAGATGTTGAATATAGCTAAAGCTATTGGTAAGTATCTCTCATGTAAATTGAGCGATGTAGAGGTGCATCATCTTTGTGCGATGGTGCATGGTGTTTTGAGTGAAGAACATTTTGACAAGTACTTTGCTGATGATGCTATCAGTAAGATGTGGTATGAGGATGCTGATGGAACCAAGCACATGGCTCCTTTCTTCACGGATGAAGAGATAAAGGAGATTTTCGATAAACATAAGGATGATATTTCAGACTATACCATCTATGATTTGGCGGTAACTATGAATTTACTGAGGAGCGACCATCATGTTCTGCTGGAGCGATATAGTGAGGATGCAGAGGAGTTGAAGGGAATGGTAGTGTTGATGGCGATAGAATATCTTCAAGACCCAGACTGTTTGCATCCAACGAGCAAGATATGGCATAACATTAATGGATAAGATGATGAATTGAAAGGCATAGCTTATCTTTGCGTATTATTAATATTTTAAAAAAGATAAGTTATGTCTCCAAATGTACGTGAAGGATTGCAATATAGTGCAGCTATAGGAATGCTTTTGAGCGGTGTTGTCCTCACATTCCTATCATTCTTTCTCAACAATTATGTAGTGTCGGATGGTGTACTGTGGTACGTCAGCCAGACTTTGGTTTACTCTGGGGCGATATTCGGAGTAAACGTTTATTTCAAAACCAAGTTGGGCAACTTTGAAGCCAGAGTTAAAGACGAACTTGCGAGTATGATGAAACAAGTAAAGGAGGGTAAGTAATGAAGGTAACAAGAGAACAGATTTTGGCTATTATGCCGAATGCCAAGGATAAGGTGGATGATTTTCTGCCTTACATTAATGGTTATGCTGATGTGTATCATATTGATACTCCTATACGTATGGCTCACTTCTTGGCTCAGATTGCTCATGAGAGTGGCGAACTGAGATATACCAAGGAACTCGGCAACAAGAACTACTTCCGTAAGTATGATGTTGGTAGGTTGAAGAATATGCTCGGAAACCTGAAAGATGGTGACGGGTATAAGTATCGTGGTAGGGGATTGATACAGATTACAGGCAGGGCGAACTATCAGGCTTATCAGAATAGCAAGCACTGTACTGGTGACATCATGGAGCATCCTGAATTACTGGAGAAGCCTTTGGGTGCAACCAAGAGTGCGATGTGGTGGTGGTGGAAGCACGACCTGAACGAACTGGCTGATAGTGATTGTTTCGTGGCTATTACCAAGACCATCAATGGTGGAACTAACGGCTTGGAATCAAGACGAAAGTTCCTAACAAGAGCAAAGAAGGTTTTCAATGTTTAGCCTATGAGAACAAAGTGGTATGATACTTATTTTTGGCAAGTAGCACTCTACGTGATTGGTATCTTGCTGGTGGCTTTTTTCCTGTCGGGATGCAAGACAAAATACGTCCCGATGGAAAAAGTTATATGTCGGGACGTAGTAAAACACGATACACTGCATACTTCTGACAGCGTTTTCGTGCGTGATTCAATCTTCCTCAGAAAGAATGGAGATACTTGCTTTCTTGACCGATGGCATGAGAAGACCATCTATAAAAAGGTGTATAAGGTGAAGGTGGATTCCTTCCTGAAAAGAGATTCTATCCCAGTTCCCTATCCAGTAGAAAAACAACTCTCCAAGTGGGAGCAGTTTCAGTTGAAATACGCTATCTGGTCATTTGGAGCACTCTGTGTTTTGTTAGTCGTTTTAGGTTATAAACTCTATAAAAAGATAAAGAATGGCAAATTTCACATTGACAATCACAAAAAGTGATATCTATGAAGAGGTAGCGAAGACTACTGCTTACATAGGCAAGAATACAACCGTAGAGGATGGCAAATCGGCTTTTGACCAGATATTCGTGACGGAGGCTGACTTGGCGATGATTGAGCGGTTCTTCAATGAGTCTTTGGATTCGCTAAGAAACGTTATGAAACGATTTATCTCAGGTGGCTCAGGAGTAGATGGGACTATCACTTGGGAACTCGAAATGCCAAGCAGATTCGATGAAAATCTACTCAGTTCCATCAATTCGTCAGCAAACTCGTTCATGGTAAATAGCATTATAGGGAAGTGGTGCGAGATTACCGCAAACGACAAGGTAAAGGAATATGCAGATAACGCTGCTGCATTATTGCTCGACATTAAGGATAAAGCGTTCTACAAAAAGAAACCGACACGAACTAAAATATCATAGTATGGCAAGAAAAAGTCTAACGATTACGTTGTATATGAGTGAACTCATTTACGACTTCCAAAATAAAGCGTTCTTGACAGGACGTAGTAGAAGGGCTGCCGATATGGATGCTGAGGTGGCAAGTAATATTCAGGCGAGCGATGATGATGAAGACAAAAATCAGGCATTGCGTAGCATTCAGAATGCGTATAGTCAACTGCTTGTTGAGTTGAGTGAATCAGTACAAACTGACAATGGTACTACAGCTTCCAACGAATTGATTAATGATAGTACCAATATTGTTATCAACCTGTCCCTTCCATCAAACTATCCGCTCGCCTTAAAGGATGCTCTTACAAGCTCTATTCATGACTACATTATCAACAAGGCTTTGATGGACTGGTTTATTATTACAAACCCTAACGAGTCGAAGCCGTATGCAGAATTGTCGGTTGCAGCTATCAAAAACCTGCATGAGGTCTTCAACAGACGTGAGAGACCAAGTAGAACGGCTCCAAACGTATAAGAAAGGAGGCATGAATGAAAGAATGCAGAGTTTGTAACCTTGGGTACAAGGTAATGATAGAGCTTCAAAAGAAAGAACTGGTGTTTGACATCAAGAATACGGCTGCTGTCTATGCCGATTCCATATCCAGTTCTGTAGCGGATTCCCATTCTATTCACAATATCTATGATGTAGGCGAGGATGGTAATCGGGATAAACTGGCAAGGATTCTTGATTCAGCGGTAGAAGACTGCAATGAAATGCTTTTCAGGTACACTAAGATGAAAATGCTTGGTGGCGGCTTTGATTCCAACGAGTGGGAAGAGTGTATAGGTTCTCCTACAAATGAAGAGGAAGCCTATTACTTGGCGATGAGGATGCCACAAGGTTTCTCGAAGACAAGTGTGCATACCATGACGGTATATATTCATGATTACATTGTGAACCAATGCTTATATGAGTGGCTGATGATTGTTTATCCTGATGGTGCTGATAGGTTCTGGGCACTCGCTGAGGATAAGAAGCAGAAGATTAAGGAAGCAAGCAATCGGTCGGCTGGTAGGGCAAGAATTGCTTTGCATCCATTTTAAATGGTTAGTCGTTTAAGGCTAAGATAAAAAAGGGTAGCTATCCATCACGGACTGCTACCCTTTATATTTGATTATGAAAAAAAATATTATCTAAGTTTATTTTGCAATCTCTCTTGGAACTCAGCAGATAGACCGCTTATAGATTCGTTTGTTGCAAGATTTCCAATGAGTGCAATCCTGAAATATTTGTATGGAGAGCCAGCCATTCCTCTGAGATACTCGTTGATTGATGTCTTAATGAGATACCAGTCGAAGAGGTTGTTGCTTCCGTATAAAACCGTAGCACACTTTCCGTTTGTTCCCTTTTGAAAATATCCTCTTGCTATGCAAGTAAATATAGTCTTGTAAACCTCTTTGTCGCTTATAGTAAGAGGTCTGCTGCAAAGGAAATAAGGAGTATTGGAAGATGGTTCTTCTACATATACATTGAGAATCTTGCCTTCCTTATTGGTAGCGTATGACTCAGGGTATATGTTAACTCGCTTGTTGAACACATTCTTCATCGTTCCCCACATCTTACTCTTCAATGAATAAACGTAAGCGTATGCTTGGTTCGGGTTAAAGACAATGATACGATTATCGTAGTAGTCGTAAATCATATCAGCCGATTTAAGATAGTCCCTGAAACGGATATAACTTATCTCTTCTGACTCTGTTTTGTTGGTGGCAATAATCTGATTAGCATATTTCATATCCATGAAGTTGAATGGGCAACCATCAAGTTGGTCTGTAATACAGATAGAATTTCTACCTTGCTGCATCATGATACCTCTATTGGTTGGATAGAGTACCGCATCATCTATCTGCAAGATTCCGTTTGGATTGGAACAGATGTCTCGGTTGGCTGGCTGACGAGCCTCGTATGTTCCTTCTTGACTTGTCATTAAAACCCATACACCTTCGTCCGTAAAAGCGTAGAGTGGAGCTTCACCGAATTGTCCTTCGCTGATAGGTCGGGTGTTGGCTGTCAGCGCATAGATAACGGATGAACCTACTTGTACACTGTTGGATGCAGGAAAGACAAGAGGATTCTCAGCTTCGCTGACCTTGACTAATGATGCTATTTTACTGCCATTTATAGTGGATTCTTTGATGTTCGATTTCTCTTGATAAAACTCTTCTTCTGTGATTTCCTTCCAAGATGGGTCGTTGGCTATTGATACCGTCCAACTCTCGTAGTTCATAGTAATATCGTTAGCTTGGATAGGGCAAAATGTTCCATTTGAATAATTGACCGCATAGTTAAAACCAAATGTCTCGCTCTCGTATAAGCTGAATGACTTTTTATAACAAGAGTAAACCCCTCTCTCTGGGATTCTGATAAGTAAATCTATAACTTTCGCCTTGTTTGAAGGGAAAGAAAGAATAGGTGGGAGAGGGTAATGAAGTTCATCGTAATAAGAAAATACTTCGTCCTTGTTGTTTATTTTGAGATACACCTTGGAAACGACTTGGCAAATTTTGTCAATACAACTACTGCCTAATTGGTCTGTGCCAAAGTTGTCTATATAGTTTCCGTTGAACTGCCCCTTTGGAATGTAGCGGAATTCATATTCAGCACTACTTTCATTGGTGCTTTTCTCTGGTTTTACTGGAGAATAATATCCATTACCATTATTGCATCGAGTGGTGATGGAAGACATAACATTTCCAAGATGCAATCTGTTGTTATATGTTATAGCACACATTGCACCATACGATTCTCTTTGAAGGTCTGCCAAATGCAAAGTTTCTTCTGTGCCTAAAACACTTTTGAGCTTTTTGGAAATACCATCTTTGACATTATCAAAAGAGAAGCTGGTACTCTTGTAGAATGATAAATTGTCTATTTTCTCGTAAATTTCTTCTTCTGTATATGGTTGGTAATGATAGTTTCTAACACCTATATGAAATATACCATTTATATACGAATAATCCGATATTATCATACGTCCTTTATCATTGCGGAAATAGAAAAGATGTTCTTTAGCAATGATATTGCCATTAGTATTATAAGGAAACAAAGTGTTAGAAATAAATACGTCAACCCCTTTTATCAAGGTCTTGTATTTATCAATATTTTTAATCTTTACGGATAGTTCGTAGTTATCTATTTCTTGACCTTTATAGGTAGCATATATATTATTTGCTTCAAAAGTAAGATTAAGATTTCCGCTTGTCATTCCACCATCTGTATAAGACCAGCGAAAGCCTATACTATCTTCTATTTTTTCCTTTGGGGCAAGTATAAATGGGTTGCCAATTTGTATGTATGATCCATCATATAGTTGGATTGCAAGGATAGCAAATTGTATGTATTTGAAGGAATAAGAGTCCATGTATTTGTTGACATAGGCATCCTGACTGGCGAAAAGTCTAGCGGTCACATTTTCATTTAATTCCTCTGGAAATCCAAAAGTGTTAAAATCGTTTAAAGGAAGAGTATATCCTTGTTCCGTGATTGTGTTATCTTTAACCCAACTATCTACACTCATTTTGAATGATGTACGCGTGAGTTTTGCATCGTAAGTTACATCGGTAAAATCTATAACACGATAACCACCATTGTCCCAATAACAATACAATGTTTTGCTATCTCCTACAAAACAGATAATGTTTCCTACAGCAGTAACAGAGTTTACCTTGAAGTCTCCAAGGTCTATCTCGTGCTTTGTCCCGTCACCACCTTTTTCTGTCCAGTACCAGGAATAAGGTGAACCGTTAGTACAATTCACGATGTAGTGTGAATGGATTTCGCTTTCGTGTGTCACCTTATGCACATACCTGATGGAACATGTGTTGTTTGGCATGGCGAATTGCTCTGCAATCTCTGGTTGTGAGATTGGTTTCAGTGCCCCATCCTCGTTGATGAGGTTGAGGCAGGTTGCCAACTCTCCATCCTGACAATCGTAGTCGGATGGAGAGTTGGTGAGTCCTTTGAGAATTACTTCTTGTCTTGTTGCCATGTGCTTGAATTTAAGTTTGGTCGCATGATTTCGTAGTATGGCTCGCCTTTGCCTGACTTGCGTGGAATGCAGGTCAGGCGAACCATTCTATTGAGCGGAAGATTGTAATCATCAAGGATGGCGGTGATGGAAGGAATGTCACTTCGGAATCCCACCTTCTTATGCTCCTGATTGAATTGAAGCTGAGTGAAGGCGGTGTTTGACTTGCAAAGTTCTTCAAAGTCCTCACGCATACAGAATCCGTATGTTCTTCTGTCTGATAACCTGAACACGAAGACAGAGTAATCTGTACGTTCCTTCTGCATGATATGGTCGTAGATACCCTTGGAGAGTGTGACAGAGTTCGCTCTTCCGTCCAGTATCACAAAATTGTTGCGATGCCTGAAACCATTGACTTTATCTATTATATATTTGAATTTCATTTCACAAAAATAATAAGTAAATTGATAAGATATGTATTATCTATTAACTTTATCTCCGATACTACTTATTTGCCAGTTCCTTCGCTTCTTCAAGTGATACTGGCTTTCCGCTAAGAGGAATACGGAAGTCGAACTTGGAACGGAAGGAGTAGTAGCCTACGAAATCGAAGCTCTGTTTCATTCTCTCATCAGTGGTGATGTACTTCTTGTAAGCCTTCACTTCCTTTTCTGAGCGATAGATGGTAGAGTTGACGAAGTAAGAACTGGTACCCTTGTTTGCGATAACTGCAATAAAGAACTGCTTGCCAAGGAATTTCTCCTTGATACGCTGGATAATTGAGATTTTCTTTGTATTCATATTGTTAATCTGATTAATTATTATGATGAGTGCAGATAGACTGCACTATACTATTCCGCAAGATACTATACAATCTTCTTTGTTGACACCTCGATAGTATTCACATCGCTGGCAAGCAAGACTACCAACCATCAGGATTTCGTGAGTGTATCTGCCTTGTATGGCGAAAGGGCATGGAGTGGTGTACTCGAAGTGCCCTCCTATAAATTCGTTGACGTTATATTTTGGATATTTCATTTGTTATTTTGGTATATTTGAAGATTTTTGTAGAATTTTCTTGTGACAGAAAATATACTGCTTCCAGTTCTTCCGCATGATTTCGGCTCAGGGCAGAAACCTCTATATACACATTGAGGAACGCAAGCGGATGCAAGCAAAGGTTCGATACATGCCAATTCATCAAGAACAAAGTACCACACTATTCTCGTTTCGTTGGATGCCTTGTTGCAGAGTCTCAGCTTCGAGATATTGATTATCTCCTGAGCATTCAGGGATAATTGCAAGTTGACCAAATCATCCTGACGCATATCGTGACGAGACACCTTGGAGCCAGTAATATCTGGTCTTGATGTAGAAACGAATGGCTGAGCATGAACGTGGCGAACAAAGTGGTTGCTCACCCAGTATGGTATGCCATACATCTTAATATCAAACTCCAATTCTCTGAGCGGTGAATGCTCGCTGAGAATCATCTGTTTCTTGAACTCATCGCTTGGCTCATGTCCTAAAGACTTCTTGCCTTGTGTGAACCGAGCGGCATCTACAACACGCTGCCAGTCGGTTACTCTTGTGATTTCTATTTTCATTATTCTATTTTGCAAATTATCTTATTAACATTACATACTTGGCTGTTACCTTTGTCGGACAAGAATATGGTAATTGTTCCATGGCTCTTGCATTTCGACCAGCCTTTCTTGCATTCTATTGGTATTGTTCTATAACTATTGGCAACAATCATACAGGTGTCCTGATAATCATTGCTAATTACGATATGATTATGCTCGGCTTCTGTCTTGCCAGCGCAACCAGCAAGTAATATCGCATACGCTAATAATAGTTTTTTCATACGCTAATTAATTTTTTCCTCAATCGTTTTGAGATAATAAAGTGTATTATTGATAATAGTGACATCTATGCAAATACTTTTGTAAGAATCAGCAACTTGTTCCAAATCCTTGATAACTTGTTGTAACTTAATTTTATCTTCCCAATCAAGAACTACTACTTTTCTTGTTTCTTCCTTCATACGCTAAAAGATTAATTGTTTATTTCTACTGAGAACATGTAGATATTTTCTTCTCCAAGCTAAATTATTTTCTACTTTAATATGCCTGTCTGGGAATTGATGTACTCTTTCCCAATAAGCAAACATAGAGAATATACTTTTCATGCGCTACTTCTTCTAAACTAATACTATTATCTTTACACTAGACTTAAACCAATTTAAGCCATAAGAATTAAGTAGAGATTGTAATCGGCTCTCAATTTTCCAAGGAGTACATAAAGGCTCTGTTCTGTAAGTAGAACCATTTATAGTATATTCTATACATTTTTGTGTAACCATAATTATTCTTCTTTAAGTTCTGCCACATCATCGCCAAGAATATCCTTGATTTTCTTTTCGATGAACTCATCAGAAGAGAGCCCTTTTATAAGGGCATCAATATCTGGTAATTCTTCATCAATCATATCCTCTTGCTTTATAGAGGAGGCATAGTCCTTTAGTGCTTTCACCCAAGGACTATTAGCCATATCTGCCAATGAATCCTTTTTGCTTTCATAGGCTTTCTTTAACTCTCCGTTATCACGGAAATATCTTAGCACTTCCGTCAATGCAACAATAAAATTCTTGTCCATCATCGGGTTATTCCTTGCATCTTCCAATTTAATCATCAGGAAGAGTAAAGATGAATATAAATCTGTTTTCTTCATACGCTACTTCTCCTTATCGAATTTGTTGCCAACGACCTTAAATCGATTTAACGAATCTTTCTCACTCAGAAGGTATGTTAGCGCAATGCAAAAATCACGACCATTCTTAGCGAGCAAAGAAAATGCGCCATATTTAAACACTACTATTCCGGCAGGACTATCATCGGTGACATTTGAAAGTGTGTCACCTTCCCAAATTTCTTTGCCTTCACAATCTTTCAGTCCTGTGAACATGCAGACTGTTGAAGGGTCAATTTGAGTCCAATACCAAGAATGGTCTTCTTTATTAGCAATAAGAATACATAGGTTGTAATCCATGTCTCTTTGAAGAAAACCCACTTTCCATTTTCCTGTTCCAAGCTCTTTCGCCTTGAATTTTATGTTTTCTATTTTCATAAGCTATAATTGCTTTAATTTATTGAATATCTTGGCAAAGCGGTGCATGTAATCAAAGTTAACGCTTTCACCATGCTCACGCACCATTCTGTTATATAGCCAACGTAGATGCTCCGCATCCTCGTGGAACTCTTCAATATCTTGTTCGTCTAAGATTATTTGTTTCTTCATACGCTACTTCTTCTTTCCGTAATACCTTTTTGATAAGTCGTTGAATCGCTCATAGTTCGGCAGTTTGGGAGAGATTTCAAACTTCATCGTTGTAACATCATATCCTCTATCTGTCATTTCTTTGACAAACTCTTTGGTGAAGACTTTATCGAAGAGATAATGAGCATCTGTTTGGGTCATAAACCCTAGAGGGTGATAAGCACCAATTCAGTTCTCTTTCTTATCCCAATATGCCGTTAGCTTATCTTTCTTTTTAAGAATCATACGCTACAATTATGTCTGTAACGCTATCATCTTGTGGAATATCCAATGCTTTGTGGCATAGTCCACACACTCTAACCATTTCTTTTTCAAGCTGCTCAAAGGAGTACTGCCTCCAGTGATATGTAAGGTAGCTTGTGCTACCCAATGCTTCTTTAACTTTATTATCCATAACTATTCTTCCGTTTTTATATAAGGACAAACAACTACCTTTCGATAGTGTTTACATTCATCCTTGTAATCACAAATATCACAAAAACAATACGCCATACTATTCTACTTTTATACCAAATGGTATATCATCGGTAAAGGTATAATCTTTCATGAGACTATAAAAGGACCAGCCGCTATTTCCACTTAATGACATATAATCGCCGTTATCTACAGCAGTAATTAAGACATAATATCCATCTTTTTTGTCTTTCACCCAACCAAACGGCTGGTGCTTCTGCATTTCAGTCCAGCACTCTTCTGCGTTCTTAAATGAACGATACTTTGGCTCTGGCTTGATGCGGTATAACTCTGGATTGTTTAATAAACAATTAATGCTAAGTTCATTAACATCTTTCCACTTATTAGATAATTGCTGAATTTGTTTTCCTTCTATGTATGCCTGAATAATAGGCAGCATGGTTTTTGCTTCTTCTCTTGTCATATTAGTTATAGTTTGATTGGGATACCATGAACATAAACCTCATGAGTGTCACGAGTATCATCTTTTTTCTCCATATGGAAGAAGAGAGTCAATTGTAATGTTGCTCTCATAAACCTTTCCGATGGTGAACGATAAGGAACTATTTTGGAAAGCCAACCCACACGCCCATCTTCATCAATAATTTTATCTCCGATTTTAACAGGCAAGGCTTTAATATAGTCTTCTTGAAGTTGTTCCATTTCTCGAAGTAACTCATTGCGTCTTACATTTAATTTAACCGTTTTATCTATAAAAGGTCTGGTGATTTCTCGCCATTTTTCTATATTCCTTTCTACTTCTTCTCTTATCATATTCTATCCTCCAACTCTTTAAGTGCCAAGACTAACTCGTTTTGAATATGAATTGCCATACCTTCACTCAATTTTATCCTTTTTGAGCCAATCATCTTGGAAACATTATTAATGTGAACTATTGCTTTTTCTTTGCTCATTGCTTATCCTCCAATTCTTTAAGATAAACATATACATCTGTAAATGTAAAGTTTGTCAGTTTTTTATATCTATTTACTATATTTTCTACAAGATACCATTTGTTTTCAATGATAACTTCCTCACCTATACGAGGAATATTATTATAAGGGCATGTTTCATATTGCAATATGAAATTTTCCTCATCCTCTTTTTTATAAAAAAATACATTCATAACAATCCATTCTACTTTACTCATTGCTTACACTTCTTTGCCTTTAAGTATCTTCGCTCGAAATTTTTGAACTGTCTGTTTATAGCATAAGCCTCTTCATCAAAGCCTTCATCTAAAGTACCAGACATAGCCATAAGGGATTCTGTTGCTTGAAAGAAAGCTTCAAAGTCCTTTTCTGTTACATTCATTTTTGCCATATCATCTTCTTTTTACCCTCTCCCTTTTGCAGGAGAGGGTGATTAGTTACTTAGATGGCTCAGTATATGATACTGGCTCCCATACATCGTAAGCTGTCAGCAAAACTGGAGCAATAACAGATGGGGCGAAGATGATAGATGCTGCAACATCTGGAGCATTCAACTCGTAGTTAACACCTTCTACTTTGTTTTCCTTACTAGCCCAGCCATAAGGCTTTGCTGTAATCGTAGAGCCATCTTTCTTTTTAAAAGTCTTCTCGCTAGAGCAAGAAGCGAACAAACTTGCAACGACTAAGGCTGCCAAAATAATCTTTTTCATATTACTTATATTTATGCCCTATAAGGGCGGTTAGTTAATCTGTTAGTTACAAGTCGGGTCTTCATCTTCTAAGTCATTAATTCTTATAGTTAAAATGTCAAGGTACTTTTCCATTGCTTCAAGTTGCTCTGTCATTCTTACAAACTGAAAACACCCCACTTTCATTTGAGCATCTTCTACAGACAAGAACTTACGTAACTTATCAATCTTTTCTGTTAGTTCATGTTGTTCTACAGCTAGTCTATCCAAGAATGTCTCGGCTGGTCTGTAGGCTTTTTCAAACACACTCTTAGGAGACCAAGACTTATATCCGTCCTTGTATTCTACTAAGTAGCCATCTTCCTCAACGGTTGCTGGCTTAATTTCTCTACCAAGCACTTTCTGCGCTTCTGTCATAGTCATAGGCTCTGCCATAATGACCTTTGTACCAATAAATTTTTTCATATTACTTATATTTATGTCCTATAATTACTCTTCCACTTTTTCAAGTGAGAAATAATCAATTCCCCAAGCTTCGTTTGCGTATTGATAAGGTTCTCCGTTTTTCTTTATTTTTCGCATAAGAAAATGAACCTTGATTTCACTCTTGCCAAGAGTGAAGGCATCTTTTAGACGTTCTATGATAAAGATATTGCCATCTTTATCTTTCACCTTGTCGCCTTGCTGGAAAGGTAACAAACTTAGAAAGTCGTTCATTATATCATTCTTCTTTTTGCGAAGCTCTGATATTTGTGAATCAGCCATCTTTAAACAACCTTCCACATTCTGTAATTCGTTGTATAACTCTATTTCTGTCATATCTTTAAATTTATGCCCGAAGGCGGTTAATCACTATTTCCCTTGATGTATAAACTGGCTTAAATCCACCTCATCGTGAACAAGGACGTTTACAGCCATTAAACCATTTATGAGAAGTTTTAATTGTTCTTTGTTGATAAAGAACAATTTTCTTGCTATCTTCCCACCTTCGTAAGCACTAAGAAGAACTCTATCGTTTTCAACTTCTATGTTTATAAATGGTTTATTCTTTGACGTTATATCCAAACTATATTTACCCATACATGCACCTCTATTTATGCCCGAAGGCGGTTAAATACTAATGTAAATAAATATTTTTATCACCTAAATCTTTTAATGCTATATCCTTACACTTTTGGCAAAGAAATCTGTTTCCTAAGCCTTTGTCGAAATACGCTAAAGAAATAAAATCTTCTGGTTTGAATTTGCGCCCACAACAAAAGCAAGTCTTTTGTACTGACAAATTAGAACTCTCACGCAACTCTTTAAAATGAGCAAACGTCCCAAAGAAGTGTCCTTCTTCACACCCTATCGCTTTGTAGACTTTCTTAGTTATTTTTACTACTTCCATACCTACACCTCCATTTCTGAGTTAAGTTCTAGCCCGAAGAGAAGGTGCTGGAGTTGCCTTTACTTCTTCAAAGATTATATTTTTACTATCCTTACGTAATGATGTACTGCATGGGTATTTCCTCCAAACTTCACAAGCACTATTGCCAAAAAAGAAACAACCATAGCAAGTTTCTTTCTCGGTTTCAGTAATCTCCAAAACTACTCTTTCTCCAACTTTAAACTCTTTCATATGCTCAGTCTTTTATATATTCATTTACTTCACCCAAAACCCGTGTTAGCAGGTTCTTTAGAATCTTCAAGTCATCATTAGGATATGTTATTATTGGATATCCATCAAGGGTAGTATCGCCAAAGAAGCTACGACTTATCTTTAATGAGTGTTTATTCTTTTTCATTTCTCTCCTTCTTCCTTTGGCAGTATATCAGACAAATAAGCCCACTTGTTGATTTGGCATCTGCTAATAGAATGTCTCCAAGATTCCTCATTCCAAAGAATGGATTCTTTAAACTGTAGATAAGCATCGTTATTAAAACCAAGGGTAATAATATCGCTCTTGCTCTTATCTGGATATTCTGTATTTGGATGCCACAAATTCTTCAAGAACTCATTGATAGCCCAGCGAGCACCAGCCTTAAAACCAACAACTAAGTCCCTATAATGTTTGCCATCAGAAAGCTTTTCGCTATTCTCTATAGCAGCTTCTTCTATTTTCTTTTCGTCTATCATACTACTTCACTCTTTTAAAATGAATATTTTTGCCATCCTTACGCTCGTTAGCCGTACATTTAATGCGCTTGCAAACATTTTCATAAATATCGGTAGCTAACTCAGTGAAAAAGCAACCATCACAACTATTACTCTCAACCACCTTCAAGGTGATTTCTGAACCAACAGGTAATTCTTCCATAAGCTTAATTTCTCATTATATGTAACTTTACAACCTTGTTTTCCGCAAGATGTTGTGAGTTGTTGATGTTCTTGATAAACTCTCGTTCCATCTGCTCAGGAAAGATGGGTTTGGTAGGCTTTGGGATGGTGATGGTAGCTTGAAACTTGCTACCATCACTCAAAGTCATTAAGCATCTTCTTGAAATCTGTTCTGTTCCAAACATATTCTGTCCTCCTAATATTTACATCCGTGTAGATACGAACGGGTTTCGTTGTACTTCATTTTTAACCTGATATGTTCCATCAGGTTGATATTGTTACTGTGGGCAATCGCAAAGATGACTATTAGCATTTCCTGAAGATGTTTGGCGAGATACCAGTTTGGAGAATCATCCAAGTCACAGACTCCCATCTTTTCGATGAGTCTGTATAGGTCTTCTACTATATTAGACCCAAAGATAAATTTAGCCAATTTGTATTCATCTTTTATGTCATTATCTCCCATGAGTTCGATTTTTGCGCTATCCATGATACTACCCAAGAGTGAGAGAATACGAATAGCGATGTCGGCAAACTCTGACTCTACTGTGCCTTCCAATGTGTTTCGGTAGGCGGTCGGAAAGTCCCTGCCCATTTCAATCTCGATTTCGTAGTCTTCGATTGAACCATGTCTGTTTTTTCTGTCGGCTTGTAAAGCTTCGCTCATTTCTACAATGATAAACATCAGGCAGAATGTAGTATCAATACCAGTATCAGAGTAGAAGCCCTTGCTCTTTGCAGACTCAAAGGCTTGTTTAGATAATACCTCCAAGTCTTTCTTTGTAATTATTCCTAACTTTTCTTCCATATTGTTTTTGATTTATAAATTTCTGATAGTGAATGCCGTATCGTTGAGTGTTCTGCACCATTCTATCTTTCCTTCTGCACATAATTCGTTGAGGGCTTGCTGCGGCTGATGAAATCCTCGGTTGATGATTTCTGCGGCAAGAACATGATTTGGAACGATGTGCGCTGCCTTGCGCTTTTCCTGAATCTCAGCGATGATGGTTAAGATTTGTTCTTTTTCTGTCTTCATTTGGTGGGGAAGGTAAGAATGATACGTGAGTTACTTGTTGCTGGAACATTAATTGCTCCCACTTTCCGTTCATGTCTTGCTGGTACCAAAAACCATCGTGCATTGTCTCGATGATTGGGTTGCCTTTGTACCATAGTACCATGGTCTTGTGGGTAAAGAGGGCTTTGTGCGCTTTGCTGATGCGCTTGCCTATCTTGATATATCCGAAATTATTCATAAGCTAAAAGAGTGAAAGCTGACCGCTCTTGTCGTGATAGTGATTCCCTGATGGAAATATCAGTTCCTCGAACATGGCAGTCAGGCAGTTGGTGACTATTGAGTTTCCTGCAAGGGCATAGAGTTTGCTCTTACAGATAATGAGTTGACCAGACTTCTCTTTGCTCAGGAGTTTATCTATGTCAGCTTCATGCACTCCCATCAGGCGGAAACAATCTCTTGGAGTGTACTTCCTGATTTGGATGGAGTATTTCTTGCCGTTGGGAGCGGTGTGAATGATTTCTTTGTTCATGATGGTTACGAATGTCATTGATGAAGAATCAATGGTTGTTAGCATTGTTGGAGCAATATTGTCATAGACTTGCTGGTGATAGAGGTCTAAGACTTGCCCCCCCCATATCAGGCTTGACCTTCCCTGATAGGAGTAGGGATTTCATACGTTTTCCTCCAGTTATCATATCTCGCTTACGATTAATACTAAGTTGTCAGTGAAGAAACTTGTGATGGTATTACTGAGTCCGTCTGTACGTGGTGTTCTATGTTTCATCTTTGCGTGGAAGCTGCACTTATGAGTGTCGTATGCTTTGCGTAGCATCCTTCCATCGGCTGTTCGTTCCTTGTAGAGGATGGCTTTTCTCATATCTCTTTGACAATTAAGAATAGTGGAATGCAGTTACCTCCGTGACCCATAGCAGAATTGAGAGTAGGAGAGATTCCTTTGGTGGAATAGACTCTGGTCTGCTGCTCTATTCTGCCTTTGATTTGGAGGTTTGCCAGCTTTATAATTTTGTCGCACATTATAATTTTTTGATGATTAAAACTCCGCTGGCACAACTTCCTGTTTGTGAAAGAAAGTTGGCTAAACTTGTCTTGTAATAGCTACAGCGGATGGTTCTACTCATGCCTTCTACGTCTGAATTAATGAGTAGTTTTCTGATTATATTTTTTTGATTATCAGTACCCCCCCCTTAGGAAAATGGTCAACACCAAGAAGATTAGCTATGCTAATACCTGCACCAAACGATGATGTGATGGTAGGAGAGCATCCATCAGCCGTTTTTGGTATCGCTATCTTCGGGGTAGAGTTTTTGGATTGCTTCATTGATGTCTGCTTTGGAGAGATACTTTTCGAGGAGTTGTTGGGACATGAAATATTCGGGAGAAACATTGTCTTCTAACATATCCTCAACCGTAGTCTCTAACTTGATAGGAGAAGGGAAATGATACTCAGGGTTCGGCTCGTCTTCTGTTCTTAGGATGGAGATTACGAAGATACGTTCACGATTCTGTGGTATTCCATAGTCCTTAGAATTAAGAACCTTGTAAAATGACGTGTAGCCGAAAGAGTCAAGGTCTCTGAGATATTGGAAGAAGTACTTTCTCATTTTCTCGGATAGGAGACCTTTCACGTTCTCCAGCATCACATATTTCGGTTTCTTGACTGCCAGCATCCTCTTCTCCTGAAAGATGAGGGATGAACGTGTGCCGCTCCCTTCCTCGCCACCTTGCCTGAGACCTGCATTTGAGAAGTCTTGGCATGGAGAAGACCAACTGATGAAGTCGAAGTCGGGAACCTCGTTCCAGTCAATTCTTGTCACGTCTCCGAAGTTAGGAATATCCCACCCATGCAAAAGCCTGTAGGCTTGAATAGCAGAAGGTTCTATCTCCGAATATCCTACTACCTTGAAGTCAAACTCAGGATGGTTCTCTTGAAGGTACTTGAAGGCGAGACTCTGGCTGCCATATCCAGCGAATGCCTCAAATACTCTGAGAGGATGCTGCTTGTTGTATTTGCTGATTGCTATCATTTTATTTATGTTTGCGGATTCCATTCTATACCCAAACGCTCCAACGTACCATTGTCACGATATATCTCCAACAGAGATTTGCAGAAGCTCTTTGGATTCTTTTTGAGAACCTCTATCATGCCAAAAATGCGTTGTCGAAGGGCATGATTCTTTGCATCGTCCGTATTCCGCTCCTGTTCAGCCTTTGTTTTGGCGATAAGTTGGCTTATCTCAGATGGTTGCTCGTTGATAACTGCTGGCGGTGGTGTCGCTCCGATAAGTTCGTCTTCCCATCCTCGCTGGTTGAGGAATGTCTGGAAGTTCTTGCGATACTGCTTGTTGGGTTGGGAGAGTACATAGAGAGGAATATACTCTATAGCTGCTTTGCGGTCTTTTTGGCTCATGGAGTTCCACTTCTTTTCGAGTTTGGCTTTGCAGCCTACTTTTTTGTCGTACAAGTTCCATGCTCGCTCAAAGGTGTATTCGTCTTTGACTTCCTTTGGTGGAGCGGTAACCTTGTAGCCGTTTTCTTCAAGAAGTTGGATGGCTTGTCTGATTTCTTCTGTCATAGTTCACCATTTAGATAATTGTCGATTGCTTTCATAAATTCATCTATAGAGCGGACGATGATATACTTGCCACCATGCCGTTCTACCTCAAATTGAAATACTCTCTGCGCTGGCTCCTGTCTGCCCTTGGGAGTTTTGTTTTCGATGCAGAGGAATCCATACTGAGAGGTGCGCTTCAGGAGCAGCATATCTGATACTCCTGCCTTCATACCTTCTTCTTTCAACCATGCGGCTTGTTGGGAGGTTCGCTTGCCACCATTAGGAACGGCAAAGAAGACACCTTCAAGGTCAGGATATACCCCACGGATATACCTGATCTCTGCGGCTTGCAAGTTGTGTTCATTATAGGATGAACGCTTGCGTATCTTCTTGCCTTCCTGTTCTAACTTTGCTTTGATTTCAGCGTATGATGTCATTACCAGTCAGTTGAGAAAAGGTCGTTGAGAGATTCTTCACCCATCAGGCGGATGGCTTCATTAGCAAGGTCTTCTGTTCTAAAATAGATTGCTCCTGCTTGGTATTTGTTATTGCCAAGAAGACAATACCCACCAGCACAATTCTTGCAAATTGTATAATTATTTTGGTCAGGAAAATCAGGTTTCCATCCCTTGTTGAGATACTTGGCGATGTTCTGCAACTTATTGAAAGCGACCATACGTTTACACTGAGCTTCGGATGCACAGTTGTTGATGTCGTTGTAGCTATTTCTATTTGTTATCGCATATGAGATACTGGTACTACCAACCCAAAATACAGTCTTTCTATAGTAGAGTTCTTTGAGAACTTCATCATAAGTGATAGGCTTGCCTTCCTTATCATCAGGAGCTTCTGCGTCTCCTTCAATCTTCTTACGAACCATCAACCTACCATCCTCAGCGAAGAAGAACTGGAGGTTATCAGGGATAGGGTACTCAACTGCCAAACCATCAGCAGGAATACGCAACTTAGATAAGGTTGCATTGCCGTTGTTGATGTCCTCATTGTTGATGCCTTCTGCATGAATATCAGGAGTCTTTTTTGCTTCTTCTGCCATTTTCTCAGCAATCATTTCCGTACCCTTGCCAAGTAGTGCTCCGAAAAGCATTGATGCAAATGGTGAAAACTCTGTTTCGTTGTTGCGCTGACGATTATGTCTGTTGTTGCGCTTGTTGTTTCTACGTGTCATATCAACTATAATTTTGTAAAATGTTATTAAACTCGTCTTCTGTAACACCATTGGCTACCATGATGGTAAGAATGGTGTCTAAGACTTTGGAATATACTTCATTAAAGGCTGGCTCATCCATCTTGGCGAAGGAGATAGACTTGGCTCTCTCCAAGAACTTCTGTCCGTTCAGGTCGTAGAGCGGTTCGCTGAATCCTGATGTTATCAGAAGTTGCTCACGAAATGTATCTACTGAGCGTAGGTTGGTGCGCTGCTGCTCTGTAAGACAATCCCATGCCGCTCTGATAAGGGAGAAGAACTTGCGATGGAACTTCACGTTGCGTGGGCGGACGATATTCGCCTTGACGATAGAGCCAATCTTTATCTTTTTCATTTCCTCGTAATCATCATCCGAGTATGGACGAAGACCAGTGGTTGTTCGTACAAGATGGATTTCCATACCTTATTTATTAACGTTGAGGGAATGGGATATTTCCTTGCTGACCTCCTGAATATTGAACACCCTGCTGAGTAGGTTGACCGCTCGCATTAACCTGTGGGGGAAATTGTTGCTGAGGTGGTGCGTAATATCCACCCTGCTGCTGAGGGTTCTGAGCAATCTGACCTTGCTGCTGAACATTAGGTCGTTCAACTTTCCAGCAGTCTAACTGATTGAACCAGCGTCCTTCTTTAGACTGACGTGCTTTCAGCCCGATGTGGGCGGTGATGATTTCGCCTAACTGGATATTGAACTGCTGCAACTTGTCAGAGCCGTACACTTGGATAACGGCTCTTGAAGGATATTGCTCGTTCAACTCTTCGATGGTATATTCACACGAACTCCATTGGGTTCCGTTTTGGGAAGTTCCCATCTGAACTTGCCCTACCGCAATAATCTTGCCTGTAAACTTTACGTTCATATTTAATTAATTAAGTTTGATTCTTAATGATGGCTTGGTGGTCGTTTCCTTTAGATAGTACTTATAGTGGTCTGGCTCCGTGTCCTTGAACAGCTTCGTGTCGAAGGTCTTCTTGGTGGTAGCTGCCACATAAGAGTAGGAACCGATATTGGTCTTGATGGATTTCTGCTTGTTAGCCTCCATCATTTTCATTATCTTCTCCTTCAATCCGTCCTGCACAATTTTCATCGCATCAATACGGGCAGTTATCAGGCGATACTCTTGCTCCAATGCCGAGAACTGTTCTGGTACTTCTACCTTATACTGATAGTCTGCATCGTCTGTGAGATAAGCGTTGATTAACTCGTCTATCTGCTCATCTGATACTCTTGGTAGCGGCTGGAACTTGCTCTGTCCATTCTTGAACCACATGCAGACAATCTCCTTCACCTTCAAGTCAGGATTCTGCTCCTCGAACCATTTGGCATAGATGGATAACTGGAGAGATACATTGTCGTAGTGGAGGGTGGCTGTGGTCTTGTAATCTACAAGATAGATATTGCCTTCATCGTCCGCAAAGATACCATCAATGGCAGATGCGAAGTTCTCACCATCGGTAACGAGATATTCGGATGCTACATAGTGTAAACCGAATGAGACTAACATAGCGTGGAAGGCTTGAAGCTCTTCGGTAGGGTTCGGGTACTTTTTGATGTCTGCATCAAAGATTGAGCAGAAGGTCTCAAAGGTGTTGTGGATGAGACCTCCACGCTCTGCTGCCTTCATCAGTACAGACTCTGGGATATTCTTGTAGGTGTCAGGGAAGGCTTTCTTGATAAGCGTTCCTGTTACACCTTTCAGTTCCTTCTTGCCGAGGAAGTACTGGTGAGATTCTTCTATGAATGTAACCTTCGGTTCATTTAATGTAATTTTCTTTACTTCTGTCATTATTGTATTCCTAATTGTTTCTTCTTAGCTGATACTGCTTGCATAAACTGAGGATTTGCGGTAAGCGGCTTGTATTTCTGAACTACCCATATCAGGTTGTCTTTGTTGACACATCTGCTCAGATAGCACAATCCTTCGTTCACGTCATTCGTGTGATACTGAGCGTTCTGCTGCTGCGTCTGTGTTTCTTGTTGTTGAGTTTTTGATAAATCCTCTTGCATAGCGTACTTAGAGGAATAGTCCATTGATTTTCCTTTCTCGAAGTAAATATCTGCTCCAACACCAAGTGCCTTCATTGCTACAGAGAGTGCGTCTGTGAGTGCCATTTTGTAGCATTCGTCAGATACGTATGAACCATTTCGTTCCATCGTAACCTCGGATGAACCTCCAGTACCCTGAATAGCATCAGACCATTGACCGTCAACCTTGACGAAAAGGTCTATATTGCAGTACGCTTTAGTCTCTGTACCATAAGTTTCAGTCCATTGCTTTGTAATAACATACTTCCAACCAATTCCGCAAACACCAAAATGTTCTGTCATCGTCTTGATGCGCCACATTGGATTGATGTCGCTCTTGCCTTTAAGTCGCCCATTCTGGATTGGTTTTATTGCTTCCGCTGGTACGACTTTGAGCTTGTTATATAAATCTAATTTGCACATACCTATATTATTTAAATGTTGTCAACACAGATGTCACAGTCACACGTCCAACCATCACACTCCTTGATAAGACTCTTGATTGCTTTGTTTGTCGGGTCTAATTTCAACTCGCCTTGCAGTCTTTTTTTCAACTCGTTGATGAGGTCTAAAGGTGTCATGTAGTCTTCAATGAGGTCTTGTTTGATGCCTTCCTCCTCATCAGAAGAAGAGGTAACTGTAAACGACTTGTCAAGAACGAATGATGCCGTAACATCGTAGTCCTGATACTCAGGATATTCTGGTTGATTGTAAGGTGCAGACGGGTCGTTGGCTGCGCCTGGTGGATAGTTTCCACTTGCTGAGTTGTTCATAAGCTATAATATTTAATTGTTTGACTTTCAAAATAAACCCCACGATTCTCACGAATGGTGGGGCGAGTGTTTTCTTTATCACCTGAGCGGTCGCTACCGCAAAATATAAATGTATGGAATCTAATGAAAAAACTTCTATTGAAAAGGGCGCACGTCCGAGGCCTTTAATCCAATCCGTGCGCCCAAAGACACAAGCCGAGCCACGCTTTCGCCTAAGGACAGGTGTCTTTTAGTTCCCTTCTGCATTCATGGAGGCTTAGGACTCCCAGCACTATTTCCGCATACATTATTAATATGATAATAGAGTCAAAAATGTGGGTTGCGAATATGTATCATCTATTCTGCTTCATGCTGGCTGCATTAGAACCGAATTGTAGTTGTGCGCTTCTACCTTTCTGCTACATTATCTTTAATGGTCACGGCATCAGGTCTGCATCTTCACAAGTGAACTCCAAGACGTTCCCAATTCCACCTATTGCGGTGTAGGTAATAGTCTTGCTACTTCCTCGTCTAATCGTATGTTGTAGTTGCATACGTTGCTTTTGGCTACGAGTACCTCTTCAGGAAGGTTTATCCTATCCGATACAAAGCCTTGGAATCAGGCTATTGGGACGCAAGGTGGGACTCGAACCCACGACCTCGAAGGATGGGGAACCTTCTATTCTACCAACTGAACTACTTGCGTCTTACGCATCAACATAAAACATTTCTGGCTTGTGGTGAGTGGGAGTAGTGAACTCCAAAAAACCTCCACTTAAACAATATCAATAACGCTAACTAAATTTTTATCTATTATGAACTTTATTGAGGTTCACTCACCATATCTTTTATTTGCCCCATTCCTTGAATGAGCGGTAAATCTCGTTTGTCATCACACAAAAAGTGAGAATAGACAATAATAACATGACTGTTGAAAACATAACTTATAATTATTAATGGGTTGCACAATAGGCTGTTGCCTCTGATTCTATCTCTGCCATACTCTTCGAGCGGTTCTGCATCATCCAGTCTTCCAACTCGCTCTTCTTGAAGTAGAGTCGGTTGACGTTCGGCTTGTAGCAGGGGAGAATGTGGTTTCTTACGTTCATCCTGACTCCTTCTACGGTCATGCCGAGTATAAATGCAGCTTCCTTGATGTTGAGCATTGACTTGGCTGCTATCATCGAATACCGCTCGATGCGGTCTAACTGCTCTTTTATCTCTGAGTCTATCATATCAGTTGAATTTGATGGTTTACTAACAGGCACCAGTTGTCTTTGACGACTCTGTTCTACCAGTGCCCTTAACTCTGGGAGTGCATTCCTGCTCTATTAAGGGGAGAATGCCCTTCGCTTTGAGTGCATCGTAAAGGAAGATTCTTCCCTTTGTTGTCCACTCGGTGTTATACTTCACATCATGTCTTCCGTCTGAACGGATGATGTCAACTGCTCTGCTATGAACGTAGCCGCCAGTAAGGAACTGTCCGTACAATATCCACTGACCTCGAACCTTGTGCTGAATCCTCATAGACTCCAACTCTTTGTTCATCCTCACTGCACTCATTCCGTAGTCCTGTGCTATCTGGGTAATGGTCATGGTGGCATTGCTTTTCAGGATTTGGTCGTAGTAGCTTACCTTTGGGAGCATTTCGGTAATCTTGTTCCCAAGTTCCATATTCTCCTTGCTGATAGTGACTATCTCTTGCTGCTGCTTGCGGTTCTCTAATGCTAACTGCTCACGCTCTTCCTCTGCCTTGACCAGAGATTTGAGGGCTTCGAGGTAGTTCTGAGGGAGGGATGGCTTTTGATGTTGCTCCTCCAGTTCCTTCCATCGTTTAATCAACTTGGCTCTCGCCTCATCGTTGAACTTGGTGGCGATGTAGAGACATTCTTCTTTGGTGAGGGAGTAACAAGGTCTTGTTTCACCTTTCTTGTCTTGATAATCAACCAATGCAAATTTGCTTTCGTTGACATTTTCCCAAGCTGGCTCCATCTTTCTGATGGCTCTCATCACATCAAAATGATTCTTGCCAGTAATCTCAGCAATCTGTAGTGATGTCATTCTGTCACCATCTGCAATAGTTGGAATTTCATTCATATTTTTCCTCCAGTTTTAAAATCGGGTCGGTAGTGTATGAAACAGAAAGTGACAAATTTTCATTTTATACATTATTATATCTACCGTTGCCCGATTGTAGTTTTTATTTTGTACCTTTGCGGTTGACAAATTTTTATTTTAACTTAATTCAATTTCGTATGAAACAGAAAGTAATTGCAATCACACGCTCAATAGATGAGCTAAATGATTTGGAGAGTTATCTTAACTCTGTTGTCGGTCAATCCAATCTTGATGGTTGGAAGGTGTCAAGCGTATCAACTTGTAATAGTACACAAGTTACACGAGGTGGAAGTGAAAATACCAGAATAACAATATTGTTAGTTCTTGATAAAATTTAAAACTTCCTTTGCTCTACTCAAATCAACTTTAAATTTGTTCGGATGCGATTGTGAATCTATGCATTCATCGAATCTTCTTGCCAAGTAGAGCATTATCTTCCAATCAGTGATTGGCGAATTGTAAATCCATTCAAAAACTTCTTCAAAGTTGATTTCACGTTCGCCAATCATTCTTACGAGTTTATACCTCAGCCATGTTCTGAATAATCTCTTAATCATATTCACCTCCTTTCTAATAGAACATAACCTTTTCAGTCTCCACTCCTCCGAAGTCATTCATGGCATCCTGCCTGATGTCCTCGGACTGCTTGCTCTGACTCCTAAATGCAAGAGCGTTGAAGATTGTCTCCCTGCAACAACCATATCGCTCAGCAAGTTTTTTTCGTCCTTCAAGCGGAACTTTGATAATTTTTATCTTTTTTACTTGCATAACTTAATTTTTTGTTGTATTTTTGCTTTTAATAATTAAGCACTTATTGATTACGAGTGCAAAGGTATGCAAATATGTTTAGATAGCCAAACAAAACTGCATATTTCTTTAGTCGGTTATGTTTATTTAAGTATAGTTTAAAAATGTAAAATGTATGGAAAGTCTTGTAGCACAGAGAATTAAGTCTGTTTTAGAGTCTAAACAGATAAGTATAGCTGCTTTTTCAAAAATGATAGGAATGCAGCAGGTAACTTGCAATCGCCAACTTCGTGGTGACCAAGCGGTATCACTTGGGCTTATCGAAGGGTTTCTGAAAGAATTTGATGAGATTTCAGCAGAATGGCTTTTTCGTGGTAAGAAAAATCAAGTTGTAGAGGAACATTCTGTATTGGCGGCAGAACCTGAACCAGAGTATCGTGAAGACAAAAACGACTCGTTAGACGATTCTATCTGGAAGGCAAAGTATGAAGCTATCAAAGATTGCTACGATATGTTGGTGTCTAATCTTGGCGGTGTTATTGGTAAGAGAAGTGTAGGATAATTAAAATGTGGTAGGTATGGAAATATTTCATTTGATAGTTATATTGCTTGCAGGTTTGATTACATCTTGGTGGATGATAGGTGTAAGCGATGCTTTGCTGAACGGAGAAGGGTTTAATAAATTTTTTGCTGGAGAATGGATGCAACTTTTTAAGTTCCTATTAATATTAGGATTTATAGGAAGGATTTGGTGGGTCTCTCTTGATGACACAAAGAATGTTGTAAACTTTGTTTTTCAACAGTTTAATTGTGAACCTATAGAGTTTGGTGGTGAAGAAGATGAGTTTAATGATAATTATTAAAATGTGGAAGATATGAAAAGAATGTTTTTTATAAGCTTTATGTTGCTATCTACATTTGTTGTATATGCACAGAGTTCTATCTGTGGAGTTCCCTTTGGACAGCCTTTTGATGTAGCAGAAAGATTATTAAAAATAAAATACGGTGAGCCATACGAAACTACGTATAATAGTTTGAAATACGAGGATGTTTTTTATGGAGGTTATTTCTTTAATTTTGCTCGTTTTGGCTTTCAGACAGATGTAAATGGTACTTATTTTAATGAATGTGTTTTTATGTCTGTTTACGATGATTTTGAATCAGCTAAAGTTAGAAGAGAAAGTTTAAAGAAAACTTTGTCTAAGAGTTATGATAACTTAAATTCTTACAAAAACAAACAAGGTTTTCTTTGTTATAGATGTGGAGAATCTCCTGTAAATGATGATTATTATGGGATATTTGTCAAAGTATTTAAAGCTAAATCTGGGAGATATTTAGTAGCTATTTCTTATGGTCCTTATGATTACGTAAAAGAGGAATTTTAAATATGAAACATATAGTATTATTGTTCGCCATCATCCTGATGGCATCATGCAGCAGTTCTTCCAAGAAGTCTGCTGATATTGAACCTGAGAAGAAGGAGTCTTCCGTAAAGTCGGCTGACTATGGTGATAATGTGTATATCTGTACTGGTGGCTCATCCAAGCGTTACCATTGCGACCCTGATTGCAAGGGTCTTTCACGCTGCTCAGGAGAAATAGAAGAGATTAGTGAGGAGGAAGCTGAGGATATGGGCAGAACTCCTTGTAAGATATGTTATTAACTTTCCCAACTGGGAAAATATATTTTCCCAACTATAAAAATAAATATGGCTGAGATAACAAACGAACAGAAGCTGTACGTGCTGCTGGATAATATTCGAGACAAGTCTGAGTACGAGCAGGAGATATGGAGTATCATTTATGATAACGTATCTCCTGATGGTGTTTGGAAAGAGATTGTAGCCAGATTGTTAATTGATAGTGAATATCTTAATCGAGGGTATGGCTATTGCAACCATGAGTCTCGGGTTGTGTATAGCGTTACCAAACAGGGCAGGAAACAGATACCTATCCTTTGGAATGGCAGTACGTTGAAGAAAGAGCATGAGGAGGAAGTGAAGGCTCTAAAGAAGGAGTCTTCATTTAAGGAGAAACATGGTATAACCTACAAGGTTATATGGATGGTTGCAGACGCTTTTATTGGTGCTATTGTCGGTTCTATAGTTACATATATAGCAATGAAACAACAATAGCTAAAGAAATACCAATTATTGCGCCTAATGCTATCTTATCTTTTAGAATATCCATTTTCTGATGACGCTAAAGATAGTTAGACCAACGAAGTACATTATAAACGCATAAGGTAGGCTTTCCCAAAGGATATGTAGCTGGTCTCTTACAACTCCATATTTTTTGGCGAGTCTTCTTATTTCGTAGATTGATGAGTGTTCCATGCACTCTTTGATTTTTTCTTTTCCTTCTTCTGTTACCCACCAATGGTCTCTGACACCTTCATCGCTGATTCCGACACCATGAGCAAGGTAGCCAAGTCCAGTTAGACTTCTTACTCTGTCTTTGTAAAGAAGTTCGCTAAAAACTCGACTGTTTTTGTGCAAGTAATAGTATGCCCTGATTTCTTTTTCACTTTTTTGGAGCTGAAAATCAAGAAGCACGTATAAATCTACATCTAAAGCATTCAT